AACGGGTTCAGCTGGTGAATTTGGAATAGAAGTTAAAAGAGTTTATTATCAGGGAGCACCAGCAATTACAAGATATTATGATCCTTACTCAGGTACTGGATTTGGTTATCAAAATATGTTTGATTCATTTGGATTTGGAGGTATGAGTCCTGCAATTAATTTCCTTATGATGCCACTTAATTATGATATTCAAACTATACAAGCTATTGAATTAAATGATATGGTTAGAAGATCTAATTACTCATTTGAAATACATAAGGATAAATTAAGAATTTTCCCAATACCTAATTTTTCAAGTGATTGTGATGCACAAGATAACCCACAACATAGAATTTGGTTCCAATATATTATTAGATCAGAAAGAATTGAAGGTTCAGTTAAAAATACTCCTACAAGAGTTACAAATGTTTCAAATGCACCTTATGCTAATCCAAATTATAATTACATAAATTCAATTGGTAGACAATGGATTTTTGAATATACATTATCATTAGCTAAGGAAATGTTAGGGTATGTAAGAGGTAAATATTCAACAATACCAATACCAAATGCAGAAGTTAATTTAAATCAAGGTGATTTAATATCAGCAGCAACAGCAGAAAAAGTAGCTTTACTTGAGAGATTAAGAAATTATTTAGATGAAACTTCAAGACAGGCATTATTAAATCGTAGGGCATCTGAAGCAGAAGCTAAAATGACTGAGTTACAACAGGTTCCTTACACAATTTATATAGGATAACATGGCAATGTTTACTACATCTAGGGACATGTCTCTAGTAAGAAAACTTAATAGAGAATTAATGGGTAATATTATTACTCAACAATGTTCTGTTTACCAATTTAAATTAGAAGAAACTAAAGTTAATTTATACGGCGAAGCAGATCAGGAAAAATTCTATGATGGTCCTTTTATTTTCAATGTTCTTATAAATAGATCAAATGAAGAATATGCTGAAAATATAGAAGGTGTACAATTTGGACAACCAATAGAATTTTATTTCTTTAGAGATGATTTAAAAGATGCTGATGTTTTAATTAGAGTTGGTGACATTATATTATACCAAGAAAGATATTACGGTGTTCAAAGTACAGTAGCAAACCAATATTGGGGAGGTAAAAATCCTGCTTACCCTAATAATGTAAACCCATTAAACCCAGGATTAGAAAACTTTGGTAATAATTTATCAGTTTTAGTATCTACTTATTATATACCAGCTGATAAAGTTGCATTATCACCATATAAAGAAAGATTTTAATGCCAGCACCTAGAAAACCAATACCAAAAACTCAAAGACAATTAAGTTTAGAGCAACAAGAAGCTTTTAAAGGAATAGAGGATAGAGGCGATTCAGGAAATCCTAATTTATCAGATGGTAACTTTAATGCTAATGTCCAAGAAACGGGAATAGAATTTAACCGTTCAAAGGAAATGAGTTTTAAAGGTGATGATACTAAGCAGTATTCTGTAGGCATTCAGGATATTGATGAAGCTGTATTTTTCTACTTTAGAAATGTAATTAAACCATTTGTAATGCAAAATGGTACTAGAAGAGAAGTACCAATAATTTATGGTGCTCCAGAAAGATGGAAATCATTTCAAAGAGATGGTTATTATAGAGATAAATCTAATGCTATTATGTTACCTATTATTGTAATTAAAAGAAATACAATAACAAAAGATAGAACAGTTGCTAATAAATTAGATGCTAATTCACCTAATCTAAATGGTGTTTGGCAATCAAAATTTAGTGCAGATAATTTTTATGATAATTTTTCAACATTAAATAATAGAAAACCAGTAAAAACATTTTATGCTGTTGCTCAACCTGATTATGTTACAATGGAATATGAATGTTTAATTCAAACATATTATATGTCCCAATTAAATAAAATAATTGAAGCATGTGAATATGCATCTGATGCTTATTGGGGAGAGCCAGAAAAATTTAAATTTAGAGCATTTATTGATTCATTTACAACTGCTACTGAATTAGTTCAAAACCAAGATAGATTAGTTAAGGGTACATTTGGAATTAGATTAAGGGGATATATAATTCCTAATACAATTCAAAAAGAATTAAAATCATTAAAAAAATATAATTCTAGATCTAAAGTTACTATAACCAATGAAGTTGTTCGTGATATGAGGGATGTAAATCCACTTAGAAATCCAACATTAGATGGTAGAAAAAGAAATTAATTTTTAGGACACTTTGATATATTTATAATCAAATATAAAATTATGTCCAATAAGTTATCACAAGAAGAAGTTGCAAAATTAAAAAGTTACCAATTGCGAAATACAGAAATTGCTTTAGCAATGGGTAATATAGAAATTCGAGAATACGAATTAGAAAAAGAAAGAGATAACATATATGAAAAATATGAAGCTCTTAAAAAAGAACAAGTTATAACTGCCGAAGAGTTAGAAAAAAAATACGGTAGTGGTAACATAAATTTAGAAACTGGAGAAATAGTTCCAATAAAATAATTTTTTGAAATTATTTCTCATATTTATAACAAAATAATATTTAAATTTTTAATATAAGGAAATGGCAGAAACATTAATATCTCCAGGTGTATTAGCAAGAGAAAATGATCAATCATTTATTCAGCAAAGCCCCGTCGAATTTGGTGCCGCTATCATAGGTCCAGCTGTAAAAGGTCCAGTTAGAATTCCTACTTTAGTAACTTCATTCAGTGAATACCAAGCATTATTTGGAACAACTGTAGAAAGTGCTTCTAGAGAATTCTCATATTTAACCTCTACTGCAGCTAATAACTATTTTAGACAAGGAGGCACATCATTATTAGTAACAAGAGTCGTACATGGTGACTTCACTTCAGCATTTACTTCTGGTAGTATAACTTCAGGAGGAGATACAGACGGAAGTAAAAACTCAGGTATCATGAATGCGGCATCTTCAGAATCTTTCCAATTACAAACAATTTCTCAAGGAACGATTATGAATAATTACCAAGCAACAGATAGTGCTAATGGTACATTAGATTCAGGTTCAGTAGAAAACGTAAGATGGCAAATATCCGGTGTTAATCAAGCAGCTGGTACTTTCTCATTAATTATAAGACAAGGAAACGATACTAATAACCAAAAAGCAGTATTAGAAACTTATAACGATTTATCTTTAGATCCATTTTCTGCCAATTATATCGAAAAGGTAATCGGTAATCAAGTACAAAATATTAGACAAGATGGCTCAGATTTTTATGTACAAACTTCTGGAAGCTATGTTAATAAAAGTAAATTTGTATCTGTTAAACAAGTTAACCATACAACACCTAATTTCTTTGATAATAATGGTGTAGCATCAAGTGGATCATTTGATGGTGTATTAACTTCTTATGAATTATTTGTTCCTGTAGCAAGTTCAGGATCATTTACAGGTGCAACAGGTGAAAATGTTCAAGCAGCAACTTCACCAATGAAATTTAATGAAAATATTACAAATACAAATATCCAAGGATTAACAGCAACTGATTATTCATCATCAATATCATTATTAAATAATAAAGATGATTATAACTTTAACATTATAGTTGCTCCTGGATTAATTGCAGATTCTACATTTGCTGCTCACATTACTCAAGTAAATTCTTTAGTAGCACTAGCAGAAAATAGACAAGATTGTATAGCTGTAATTGATGTATCAAAATATGGAAGTACAGTAAGTGCTACAACAAATAGCGTTTCAGCATTTGATTCAAGTTATGCTGCAACTTACTGGCCTTGGTTACAAGCTGTAGATCCAACAAGTGGACAAACAACTTGGTCGCCAGCTTCTGCGTTTATACCGGGCGTATATTCATTCACTGATTCCTCATCGGAACCATGGTTCGCACCAGCAGGTTTAATTAGAGGCGCGCTAGGTAACGTAATTAGAGCAGAAAGAAAATTAACTTCAGGTAATAGAGATACTCTATATAGTGCAAATGTAAACCCAATTGCTACATTCCCAGGAAGAGGAGTTGTAGTATTTGGACAGAAAACACTACAAGTTAGAGCAAGTGCTTTAGATAGAGTAAATGTAAGAAGATTATTAATTACATTAAAGAGCTTTATTACTCAGGTAGCTGATAATTTAGTATTTGAACAAAATACAATCTCAACCAGAAACAATTTCTTAAGCCAAGTAAATCCGTACTTAGAATCAGTACAACAAAGACAAGGATTATTTGCCTTTAAAGTAGTAATGAATGAGACTAACAACACACCAGATGTTGTTGATAGAAATGAATTAGTAGGTCAAGTATTTTTACAACCAACTAAAACAGCTGAATTTATAATATTGGATTTCAACGTATTACCTACGGGAGTTGAATTTCCAGCATAAAAATTAAAAAACAGAATATTTATAATAAAGAATAAATAATTAAATAAAATGGCAGTATTAGACCCAAACGAAATATTTTACACAGCTTTTGAGCCAAAGCAACAAAATAGATTTATCTTATACGTTGATGGAATACCTTCTTACCAAGTTAAGGGAGTAGGAGCTGTATCATTAACTCAAGGAACAGTTCAATTGAACCATATTAACGTAGCAAGATACGTGAAAGGAAAAACTCTTTGGAATACAATTTCATTGACACTTTTCGATCCAATCACACCGTCAGGAGCTCAAGCGGTAATGGAATGGGTTAGATTGCATCACGAATCAGTAACTGGTAGAGATGGTTATAGTGATTTCTATAAAAAAGATCTTACTTTCAATGTACTAGGACCAGTAGGTGATATAGTTTCTGAATGGATTATCAAAGGAGCATTAATTACTGAAGCAGGATTTGGTGATTATAACTGGGATAATGAAAACGCCGCTCAGGAATTATCATTAACAGTACAACCTGATTATTGTATCTTAAACTTCTAATACAAGTTTAAAGAAATATTAAAAATAGCTTGGCTTTGCCAAGCTTTTTTTTTATATTGATATGTATTAA